CTTAAGTTTATGTTAGTTTACACAAAGTCCGGAAATTTTAAAACTAATCAACTTTTCTCTTAGATCTGGTCATGATGGTAAGTGGAATGATTTAAATAACACTTCATTTATCACTATCATTTAAGGTCAGGTTTAAAAACCAACATCTAATTGAAAACCTGCTATATTTCCTCCCTCCACACAATGTTAGTTATGATGTCTTAAGTTTATGTTAGTTTATTATTCTAATTGAGATTGTATAATTGTGTTGAATATTTTAGGTTTCTTATTGGATAATAATGATAATTAGCATAAAAATAATTTTAATAAAAATAATACTATTATAACTCCCACAATTGAATAGATGAAATCTGAGTGAGAGGAGAAAAAATGTGACAATCCAGAAAAATAATCATATCCACCTAATGATTTGCCTAAAAATATGTCATGATATTGGGTGAAATGGCCTATAGGGTGTGATAAATTTGTTTTGAAGGTGTATGTTTTGGATAAGTGATATGCAGAGAAGGTGATCTGGGTGGTATCCACTTCTGAGTACAAACAAGTGCAATTAATTGATAGCTCTGACTCCTTTGCTTTGTCTAGTTTAAGAATGCTACTGGTTATAATGGGAGAACTGATCTGAATTACCATTTGTTCTGTTAGAGAGTAAGTAAAACTCATCTTGCATTTATTGTCTAGATATGATAACCCTTCTACAAATCCATTAGCAATTGTCAATTCTCCCAGATCAAGGGATATCTTATCTTTCAGATGATTTCTATTTGAGACCATTAGTGTGAAAGGTAAATTCTCAATTTCTACTCCATCAGCAGTCACTATGTGTCGTGCTTTCTTAAATGCTTCATCTAGCCTTTGAGGTTTATCTTCATTATCAACTAAGTAGTGTTCTTGAAATCCTCCATCAAACATCTCTGACTCCTTGTTCCACCTACAGTTAGAATATATATCTGAATCCTCACATTGTATTGACCCTGGTTTGTGTCTAACAGACTCATGTAAATTATTAGCATCACCTAGATATCCCTTATCACCTAATTCGAGTAGTTTTAGATCCTTCCTAAAAGAGTTTGTATTTATTATTTGAAAAGATAATTTATCCCCTAAATTATATAATGTTCCATGTTCTGCCATTAAATTAAAACTCTGATTCTCTGATTTGATTAACAGGCTTGAGAAATAAAGATGCTCTGTGCAGGAGCTGACTCTCAGAAACTTCAACCCATTATCTTTACCTGCAATGAAAATGTTCCTCCACACACAGATATCATCATATCTGCATACATTTCCTGATCCAGGCACCTTCTCACAGGATCTGAGATGAACATATTGATCCTTTTCATTGATCTCATGATTAATGACACTTGAATTGCATGTATTAGTGCAGTCACCAGCCCATAAGCAATTCCATGTTCTTGATGCTTTGATTATAGTTATAGGAGTATAATACAGAATGTCTGGCACACATCTTAAATATGTTTTCATAATATAGATATCAATGTTATTACCACAAATGTGGAGATTTCCTGATGGGACATGGTAACTCATGAACTCCATCTCGTCACAGGATCCATTAATGCAGACACTTGTAGATGAGTGAATAGGAAAGGCAAAATCACAGCTAGATTCAACTCTTTGAAGACAAAAGATGAGAAGAAGAAGTTGCTTAAGCCAGGATTTTGATTTCTTCCCCTTTCTAGCACTACCATCTGAATTGAGCACATCCATCTCTATTTCTATCGAGTGCCTTTCATATAGATATTTCATAATTTCAAATTTCAAACAAGATGTTAGTTTGTAACAAGGATACAATACTTTATATAGTTTGAATTGTATGGTGAGTATCAGAACTGACCAGATCAGCATGATGAATAGTGTGTAAAATATCACCTTCTCTTTAGTTGAACTACAATATGGATGTAATAGAGGTGTGAAATATGTGTATGATCTTATTAGAGTGCAGAAATCATCAATTTTGCAAGTCATCTGAGATGTCTTGTTGTTCTGGAGTTTCACTTCAATTATACCATATTTGGGATATTTCCAAGGAATTCTAACACATTTCTCAGGTTGATTGTCCTTTATCTCAGTACAACTTCCGGAGTAACATAAGCTTTCAATTGTTGAATCCATACATATCTCACCATTAACACATTTATCCTCATAAGTGTATGGACTGTCTATAACATCATATGGGATTGTTGTGTTGTTTTCAACAATTACTAACTGACAATTAGTTCTCATTAATCCAAAGTTTATTAAATCAGATTGGTAAACACAGTTATTATCACAAGCTTTGCATTTTCTTCCTCTGTCTGATGAACAAATGGACACTATGAATTTAACTAACAATTCAGGGACATATGTTATTTTGTCATTTATCACTATAAATGGAGTTAAGCAATCCACCCCAGGATATGTTGGTTTATCTTTAAGAGCTTTTGATCCATAAAACCATCCTAAGTTGACATTTTTCTGTGATAAGGCAATATCATACTGCTTTGAATTGTTATTATACCTTAATCCACAGTTATTTGTTTTGCATCCAATTTGATGATACCAAGGATCTAAGGAAGTTATGTCATTTAAATATATCAGAAACTCAGTTTTATCCTGTATTGTAGCATCTTCCACTACTTTGTTAGTCAAGTGCACAATGATCTCTCTATCTTCCATACTGCAAACCCTCTTGTTGACTATTAGAATTGAAATAACAATTATAATAAATCTCAAACATCCCATAATGAAATATTTTTCTATGTTTCTCTTAAATCTCTTTAAATAAATTGATTTAAATTTCCGAC